CTCGGCGGCATCCGCCTCAATCTGAGCGATCTCCTCAGCCGACTCCGCCTGAGCGATAGCAGCCGCTGTCTCCTTCGCAGAAATCGCCGCCTCATGCTCACGCTGCAACCGGCTCTGCTCCCCCGCAAACGCCTGCTGTGCCGCAGCCGCCTCAGCAATAATCCGCTGCTGCTGCGCCGCTTCCATCGCCCGCTGCTGCGCCGCCCGCTCCGTCGCCAACGCAGCGTTGTAATCAGAACGGGTGTAGATCCGATTCAGTTCACTCTCGCCGAACAGATCCGTCTTGCGTCCAAACAGTGCCTCCTTCGACGCCTGCAACGCAGCCAACTCCTGCAAGTTGATTTCGCCACGCTCCGCAGCGGTAGCAATGTCAATGTCGGCCTGACGGTCAAACGTGTCCAGGTTCGCAATGCCCTTCCGTTGGGCGATGCTGTCCTCCAACTGGGACCGCATCGCGAACAGGTTGTCCTCCAACGCCCTGCCGGCCGCCGAATAGATCTCACTGCCCCGCATCTGCCGATCAATGGCCTGCGCCGCCGAAGCATCCCGCAGACGGTTCTGCAACGTCTGCATCGACAGCTCCTGCGACGTGAGCAGGAGCTGTGTTTCCGCACCAGGAGCCGCCGTGTAGGCAGCAGGCTCAATGCCCTGCTCCCGCAACACCGCCTCGGCAGCATCAATACGCTGCTGCATCCCCGCCCGCGCACCAGTGAACCGGCCTGCCAACTGCTGAGCCAAAGCCTGCTCCTGGCCGACACGGCCAGTTTCGAGGCCGCTGATCATCTGAATCAACGCAGCCTCATCGGAAGCCAGACGGCCCCTACGAACATCCTCGAACTCGTCGAGCCGTGTCGTCCGCCGCGCCTCCTCCTCCGTCAACCCCTGCATGATCAGGCTGTGACGCAACGAAGTGCGATCCGTCTGCAACGACTCCAACTCGGCTGAGACACGCCGCTGCTCTCCCGCCGTGTCAGCAGCACCGGCCGCTTCTGCGGCTGCCAACTGTGCGTACCGTTGTATCAGCCCCTGTTCACGGTTGTTCAACCCCGTGACAGTTTCGTTGTACGCCCTCGACGCCTCGTCAGCCCCTCGAGCGTAGTACTGGCCTGCGGCAGCTTCGGCCTGTGCGGCAGCCTGCTCGCCCTGCTGGAGGATCGACGCGGCGTAATCCTGCGACGCCTGACCTGCCGCGGCAGCGTTCCGCATCTGAGCGCCATAGGCGTCCTGCGCCCATGTGCGCTGCGAATCAAACATCTGCGAGTACAAGTCTGACAGGCCACCAGGAACACCTTGGGCTGCTGCGTAGATCTGGTCGGCGACCTCGCGGGCGCTCGTCGGCGGCCCTGCGCCTGCTACCCCCCCAGGGTATGTGATCATCGGACCTGCTGGTGCCACTACTGGTGCCGCTACTGGTGCCGTTGCGGGCGCTGCTGGTGCTGCCACCCCTGTACCCGCATCCGCTGGGCCAAAGAACCCAGCATCCACCGCCGCCTCGAAGTAAGCCTGCTCTTCAGGCGTGAACTCTTCTGCCGCTGCATCGCCACCAAACGACGGCTGGGACGGGTCGAACAGGTAGCCGTAGCCTTGGCTGGCAAAATCGGCCACCACACCAGGGGCAGTCTCGGTAACGAAATCGTAACCAGTGCCGATACCACCCACAAGGGCCTCTAGGGCATCGTCGGCTCTCGACCCCTCGGGAAGCACGTTGCGGATGACCGCTGGAACCTTTTCCAGAACGTCGCTGATGTCGTGGCGCAGATGGTCACGGATGTACGGCCACGCCTCCTGGGTGGTGAAATCGGCGACCGCTAGACCTGCCGGCTTCAAATAGTTCTCGTAAAGCGGCTCGAGGACGTCTTTCCAAACGTCGTCAACAGCCCAGTCTGCAATGTCGAGACCGACAGGCTTCAGCACGTTCTCGTAGAACGGCTGGATGGCCTGCCCCCAAGCATCGTCAACAGCCCAGTCCTGAAGGCCGCCGTAAAGGTTCTGAACGTCGCCGACAAAGTCCTGTTGGAAGTACGGAATGGCCTGATCGGTGACGAACTCAGGCACCGTTTCGGTGTAAAACTCGCGCATGGGATCGTAGATCTGCTGCTGCGCCCACGGGAGAACCTGCTGGGTGGCGAAGTCCCCGATCTCGCCGCCAAGACCTCGCAACTGCTCCCAACCGGTCTGTCCCAGGCCGGCAATCTCACTATCCAGATAGTCCCGCAAGTCCCCCAACTGCTGAAGCCCAGCCTGCCCCAGGTTGCCGAGCTGGCCTAGACCCGCCATGCCCAGGTTGCCCAACTGGCCTGGAATACCCGTGATGTCCGCACCAAACTGGTTGAGTCCCGACCGTAGACCCCAGTTGTTGTAGATGTTATCGGCGAGGTCGACACCCATCTGACCAAGCTCTTTCCCCAAATAGCCTGCCGCTGGAGCCAACTGAGTAGCGGTCCCACCCACGAAGTCGCCCACGGCTTCACTGAGGTCGCCTTCGAGAAGTTCCCCTAGCGCCTGATATGTGGGATCGGCCAGCCAGCGTGCGCCTTCTTCAACGCCGCCGAGAATGTTGCGGCCCGTGCCGCCCTCACCGAAGAAGCCGGTGAAGAAGTCTTCCCCAGGGTCTACGGCCCCCCAACCGCGTGGATCGTACCAACTGTAATCCTGCTCGGCTTGCAGGCCGGCCACCATGGCAGCCAGCTCCGCCTCAGTCGGACCCGCCCCGCGACCACCCGTCGGGTCGAACCCAGCCAACGGTCCCGTCGCGCTCGGCCCATACCCGTATCCACCCGTCGGGGCGAACCCAGTCAGCGGACCCGCCGCACTCGGCCCGAATCCAGGCCCAGGCGCCGGCCCAGCCTGAGGCCACCAGTCGTCAGGCCAAGTATTGGGGTTGACTGTGGCACCCGCTGGGGTGGTGAAACGGTCCATGGCCGGTGCTGGTGTCGCCACATCGGCTGCGTTGGGGAAGCCCGTAGCCGCACCCTTGACGAGGTCGGCGATGTCGTCGAGGAGACCCATCAGAAGCCCATGCCCATGCCCGAATATGTGTCCCTGATCTTCGCCGCCAGCGCCCGACGGTCCAAACCCTCCTGGTACAGGTCGGTGCCACCCGCAAGCACCCGTTCCCGCTCCTGAGGAATAGGCGCACCCGTTATCAGATTGATCCCCTTGTACATGCCAGGACCGCCCGTAGCCCCCGCCGCAGGAGTGGGGTCGTACACCAGATTCTCGACCATCTGCTGCGCTGCCTGCTTCAGCTTCACCTCAAACGCTTCATCCCCAGGACCGGTCGTCGTCCCCCACGGCACATTGATCGTATGCCCTGATAGGCTGCCCGACGGGTTGAGAGCAGTCGGAGCAATCCTTGTCGACCCTGGCGTCGACTGTCCACGAGGCGTCGTATACGGGAAGGCCCCCGCTGAGATCGCCTCGGCCCGTCGCACCTCTTCCTCGGCAGCCTTGGCACGGAACGAATCCGCCACCGCCGCCATGTAGGCCAGATCAGGCACCGCCTCAGGTGCAACCACAGGTGCAACCGCAGGTGTGGGTGCGGGTGCTGCCACAGGTGCTGCCACAGGCGCTGGCGGGGCAACAACCGGCGGTATGTTCGGCAGCGTCGGAATACCCAGCGCCATCTCCGACGGGGCCGCAAGCGTCGAAGTCAACGCTGGGAACGTCCCCTCCCGAATCGTCGCAAGCTGCTGCGCCTTGGCCTGCGCCGCAGCCAACGCATCCTGTGCGCGTCCACTGGCGTACTGCTGTTCAGCCCCGAACTGTTGCGCCGCGAGGGCGTTCAGGGCCTCCTGAACGCCAATCTCGTACCGTCCCGCACGCCGCAACTCGTCTTCATAGGTGCGGCCCACAGCACGTTGGTACTGCCCCGAATCGAGCATCCCCCTGCGGTTGAACTGCCCTGGGATCGGCCGACGGGTCTGCTGAAACTGGCGTCCCAGGTCGTCGAGCGTCATTGCACGTTCGCGTTGGACGCCGGTTCGCTGGTATCCGATGTTGGCAAGCGCCGATTGCAGGTCGGAGAAACGCTGACCTGAGTTGCTGCCCCCGAACTGTGGTGTCGCCGTGTTGCCGAACGATGGCGAGATCTGACCACCCAACGACCCGTAGGTGGCGGAGGCCGTGTTCGCCACCGTCGGGTACTGGTCGTCGGCCCGTCCCGTCACCGCATAGTTGACAGCCATCTGTTACCTGGGTGCTTGTGGTACGGCCATGTCGGCCTGCTGCGGCGGTCGTCGTCCGCCACCGCGGCCACTTATGGCCCGTACAAGGTCTTCGATCTTTATCACGGGTGGCCTGCCGCCACCCATCGGTGGTCTGCGGGCGCCCATCGGAGGACGCCGAGGCGCCCCACCACCCTGACCGCCCATGAACTGCGCCATCAGCATCTGCAACAACTCGGGAGGTATCCGCCCACCGCGAGACCTCTCACCGATTGACTCATCGAACCGGTCAACCGGCCCCTGGGGGCGCATCCCTCCACGGGGTCGGGGTCGCAGCCGACTAAGCGGATCGGCACCAACATCGAATGGCAGTCCTGGCATGTTGTAAGCCATTACGCCCACAACCCTGGCATGTTAGAAACCAAAACCTTCTTGGTGGCGCTTCCATCCGTGTCGTAAATCACGACGTAATCCGTCGTAGCGACCGTCGCCCCAAGAGCTGTCAGATTGCTTGCATCCACAGAAAGGGCAATAGCGCCACTCGTCCCACCCCCTGACAAACCGCCGTTTGACGGCGTCGTCACAGCAGTGATGTCCCCCGTGGGAACCTGATCTATGCGTTGCGTGATCCTTGACGGCATGGCTGCTCCTATACACCAAAGTAGGTGACATCGATAATGCTGTCCGACCCACCGACGCGAATGAACTTCACGTCGCCCAAATCGTTCTCATACAAGTCCAGCACCGAATACGGGTTCAAGTAATGGCCCACACTGGCCGTCGGCGTTCCCCAACGCACCCTGATCGGTTCCGCCCCGTTGGTCACCATCGCAGCGACAGCTCCTGATGCTGCCGTGATCCCAATAGCAACCGTGGACACCGTGACCTGCTCGTCGCTGATCGCCGTTCCGTACTCTGCTGCTGCTCGTCTGATAGCCATGCTGCTCCTACGCCTCCAGGGCCGTTACCCGTGCTTCAAGATCGTCGAGTTTCTCTTGGATCTTCCGTAGTTCGTACTCAATAGATAGGGAGTTTGGTCCCACAAACCTGTGGGTCGGCTTGTACACGACGGTTGGCATCAGTCCTCCACCGACCAGTCATCGTCGATCATGTCGCCCAAATCATCCAACGCGACCCCCAACGCATGAACCGTGACCTGCAAATCCTCCAGGTCGACAGACCTGGCGTAGGCGTTCATGTCCATCGTCTGCTCAATGGATGACACTGTTGCCTCCAAATGGTCGATGCGTGCCACCAGGCGTGCAGATGACCATGTGACCGTGCCGACTATCGCCGCCACGGACAGAATCAAACCTAATGCGACGGTTGGGATTCTGACTTGGCGGATATCGGTCGGCTCGTTCATCAGGCTGGCGGAACGAATGGCTGGGCAGAGATGCGCCCGTCGGTCATAATCTCAGCGTCGGCCCAGAGTGCCTGAGCGAAAGCAAGCGCCTCCGCTTCAGTGACCTCCGTGACATCCCACACAGAGTCAAGTTGGCTGATGTCAACGTCCTCCCACAAATAGCCGATGTGATACCCGTCTGAGGCTGCGTAGGCGGACGGGTTGGCGCTGCCACCCATCGCCCCTATTGCTTCGACGGGGTAGGTGCCCGAAACCCCATCGGACAGTTTCCACTTGAGGTACTTCATCCGCTGATCTCCCCTTGTCCGTTCGTCTGGACGAGGACTGCTTCGCGTTCGGCGACCAGATCGTCCAGCAGTCCGACCTTTCGCATAGCGTCCAACTGGGACCACTGGACGCCGCCCGCCATTATCTGCATCTGCGTCTGACGGGTCATACGCGCCTCCCAATACTTCTGCTGGTTGGCGTCGATCTGCTCACGGGTGAAATGCTCCATCTTCTCGTAGATGTCGAACAGGTCGCGGAGTTCTCGTTCCCCACCCGCCATGACACTCATAAAGAAATCGTATTCGGCACGCTTCTCCCGCAGGTCAAGGTCGGCGTCCTGCTCGTCGGACTCCTCCAAACGGGCCATCTCCCGCTCCATGCGTTCCTTGCCGATCTCTGCCAGACGGAACTTGTGGATCTTGTCGTTGAGTTCGATGACGCAGTAGTAGAAGCGCATCTCAGGGGTGTCGTGTGCGCCGAAGGTCAGAGTCTCCAGCATGTAGCGGGAACGTGGCTGGGAGGTTTCCATGATCGCCTGCTGGATGTCCATTACAACCCCGCGTCGTTGGAGCAGGCTGCTGGAGCGCTGTTAGCGGTAGCAAGGTCTGCGGTGATGGCTGCCGTGGAATCATCAGAGAAGTCGGTCTTGTCGATCTCCGCTGAGTAGCCGACGGCGTCGGAGCCGCCGCCCCAATACGCTGCCGTCCCCGTGAGGCCCGCAGCACCGCCCGTGCGGACTGCCGCCGCCAGAGTCGGTGTGATCGCTGCCGTGGAATCATCGGAAAAGGCCGTCTTGTCAATCACGTCACTCAGCGGAGCCGCACCGCCAGCCCAATAACCTGCCGTCCCCGAGTTGGCGCACCCCAATAAGCCCCACCTTGCGACCGACAGGGTGGGCACAATCGCTGCCGTGGAATCATCCGAGAAGGCCGTCTTGTTGATGACCGTCGTGTAACTCGTGTCGGGATTGCCGCCAGCGACATAACCTGCCGTCCCCGAGTTGGCGCACCCCGCCCCAGCCCGAGTCGTCTGCGACAGGACTGGAGTGATCGCACCACAGGAATCGTCGGCAAACAGCAGTTTCTCAATGGCGTCAGTACGGCCCCCTGAAGGGGAGCCGCCGCAGGAATAACCTGCCGTTCCCGAGTTGGCAAAAAGGCCACCGAAGAAACGACAGGCATCATCCAGGCTTCCGCTGGCCGTGGAGGTCGAATCGTCGTCAAAGTCGGTCTTATTGATAAGCGTCAACAGGGTGCCGCTACCGTCCTGACGGCCACCGACCCAATATCCAGAAACCCCTGCGTTGGCGTACCCGCCCAACTCATAGTTCGTGTAGGTCAGCACGGGTGTGATCGCCGCACAGGAATCGTCAACGTACAACAGTTTGGAAATCTGCTTGATGCTGTTCGGAGTACCACCGATGTAACCGCCAGCCCAATAGCCAGCACCGAGGCCACCAGCAGAACCAGCAGCACCAAGTAACGCGGCCTTAGCCGCCCCAAGAGGCATTACGACATATCCGCGCCGGCCAAGAAGCCGTACCAGATGGTTCCGCCATCAATGGTCATAAACGTCAAAATGTCGATACCTGATGCGGTCAGTGTCGGCGCGGTTCCACCAGCCCAATCGACCGAGGTCGGCCAAACTACCGTCTGCGACGCGCCATTCGTAAGAATCAAAGTGAATGAACACGACTTGCCTGAAATGGACGGGTTGTCAAACGTAAACGTATTCGTTGACGTGTCAACCGTTGCCGTCTGGACATTGCCTAGGGCGATGTCCAGAGACTGCGTGCCTCCGCCCGTGCCACCAATGGCGTTGACCGATTCGGCGTAGTCGATCAACTCTGGCGTTTCGATGAGGTTGTCGCCCATCGTGATCTTAGAATCTGTGAACTCCAGCGCCTTATCAGACGCGTCCCAAAGCATGAGATCACCAGCAGTGCCGCTGTGGAAACTCACGTCAACGCCCGTGCCGTCGACCCCGACATCAACAGCAGCGTCGATTGCCAAAGCCACCGACGGAACCGGCCCTGAGGCCGACGCGACATCGATGTTCGTGCCGGCGGCCACGCCGGTCACGTCACCAGTCGTGGGAGCTGCCCAGATCAGACCCGTTGACTCGCCCGAATCGGCGGTCAGCACATAGGTGTCAGTGCCCACCGCCAGTCGGCCCACAGTGTCGGCGGCCGTAGCGGCGATGATGTCGCCCTTGGCATCGACCAAACTGTTCTGGATCACCCCAGGGGTGGTGTTCACGAACGCTTCGATGTCGTCGAAGTTGGTGTTCATTTCGGAAGCGACAATGGTCGTTCCCGCTGAGAACGTGTTTGTAACGGCTAATGTCGCCATTTATCTGAGTCTCCTCGGTGTGTAGGCGAACGCCAAAGCGTTCATTTCCCAATGGTCGTTGGTTGTCGGGCCGCTAACCTTCACACTTACACTCTTCGCTGTCCCGAGAGTGGGGAGGTTTTTGACCGCTGCGGTGAGATCACGGGAAATGGCATCCCACGTCGCGTAGTACGGCGACGCGGAATCGCCATCATCCCATTTGGCTGTCCCCCATTTCGATTCCGACGTTTTCCCCGTTATCGACACCTCGAAACTTCCCGTGGCAGCCGACTTGTCGTAATCTTTGAAAATAGACACGGGCAGCTCGATGGTCGACTCGGCTGAGGTGACCATCCTGGGGCGCCCCCATCGTTTCTTAACAATCGGGTTTTTGCCCGACACCCACCGTGTTACGAAATACGACGAAATGTGAGTCTCAGTGGACGTGTCGTACCGATCCGTGTCGCGTTTCTGCTCGTCTTCCATGTCGATCAGAACACCCGTGTTGGTGACACACGCCCCGTACACGGTCGACGACGCGTTCGGCGGCTTGTAGGCGTACACCGATGCTGCGTCAATGTTGGTGGTGATCCACGCCCCGCCGGCAATCGTCGGGTCGTAAATCAGGGTTCGACGGGTGGTAGACCCATCCTCCGTCCAGTCGACAGTCACATAAAGTTTGTTGTTTCCCCACGCCAACTGCGGATTCGAACCGAACGTGACACGCCCGTCGTCGACTGCTGGCGACAGCTTGTCGAAGATCCACACGAAACCCTCGCGGTTATACAGGTACACGCCACGGTCGGCGTACCAGAAGAACGCCCCGTAAGGGGTCGCCACTGGTGACGACAGCGGTACTGAGCCCACGTCGTTGCTGAGGGTTACCACCTGAAACGAGTCGGAGTCGAAGCCGAACACGGCGTAAACGCTGTTGGATTTGAACACCAGCAGACGGTCGCCCATGGGGCACAGGCCCGTGATGTAGTCACCGTGGTCACCCTTGTCGATGTCGACGTAATCGGCCGCCGTCCACGTTTCAGGATCGTTGGCGTTCGACCAGCGCAACCGGTATTTGTGAGCAGTGGCGGATTCGTAGGTGTTGGCAACCCACGCGAAGTTGTTCCACGCCGTTATGTACTGTGCTTGCGGCATGTTGCCGCCCGACCCGAACGTCACCCCCAGGTCCGCTGCCGTGGTGCCGTTCCACCTGAAGCACACTTTGTCGTATGACACGCCGTAGGCGACGTTGTTCATCGTCACCCCGTACACGCGGGTGCCGTCGGTGCGGGCTGTGATGCCAGTCAGGTCGGTGAAGTTCCCCGTCGTCGCGTAGGCGACCTTCGTGCCGTAGTTGACCATTATCTGATTAGTGCCGCTGTCAGTGTGCAACGCCCAGACGCCCTGGATGTCGTCGCTCAACGCCGTGGTGTTAAGCCGATCCACGCCGTCACGTTGACGGATACCCCCACGCGGGTCGACCAGCACGTTGAGCAGATCTGGTGATTCGTTCTCCGCCAGGTTGAACTGGTCGGTGCGAAGATTTAGACCGCCCGTGAACGACTCAAGTGCTTCAAGTTTCCAAGTGGTGGAAGCCACCTACACCTCCCACGAATAACGCAATCGCCTCGGCATGTACGACTGAGACATCCACCGTGACACACTGCGACTGTTCAACCTGACAGGCTGAGCGGCCGGCATGTCCTCGTAGCGGGCCCGCAGGTTGTCTAGTTCCTGGTTGAAGATCGAAAAATACTGTCCCGACATCGTCGGGTCTTCCTGCTGCTCGTAAGCGCGAGCAATACCATAAGTGGCGAGAACCATATGGAACGGTGTCGGCAGGTCCGACGGCTCCGTGGCGTCTGAGACCCCTGCGCCGAATGCGGCAGGATCCTTATAACCCCGAACGTAAACGGTGTCGACCGACGACGGAGTCGGATAGAGGCGAACCGAATCAGCCCAGAAAGACCAATACCACGGCTTACCAGTAGTGTTGCCATCCAACGGGTAAATAACGTCCCCGTCGTCCCGTCCGATGTATTCGAGAACATGATTGTCGGTCCTGAGCGACGCTATTTCCCGCAACCCGTTTGTCAACGCCGCGCCCACAACAGCGACCGTGTAGTCCTTCTGATCTTTGACCGTGTTGAACGTGGTCGCAACCTCGAAAAACGGCCAGCGTTTCTCCGAGTAGACGATCACGTCGTAGGCTTCGCCCAGGAAGCGGTTCATCACGTCGTCGGAAATATCCGTCGAGTCGATGTCGACCACTGAGCGGACATACGACCGCATGGTCGAAATGTCCACGTCTACTCCTTAGGCAAATGGAAGACGCACAGGTCTCCGCCCCCGACGGGACGCCCCTTGCAGGGCGCCCCGTCGCGAGTCAGAGAGCTGCACTTGCTGACCTCAGGTTCGGGAACGCTAGGCGCTATCGGCTGCATCCGCTGAATGTTCCGCGACGAACCCACAGTCTGGGGCCGTGGCGAAGAATCACGGAAACCACCGGCGGGCTGCCCGTAAGGGCGTTGCCCCGCCTTGTACGCGTATGCGAACCCTCGTCCCATCAAGATCAGGTGGCCGAGTGCATGAAGCCCTGTCGGGCACGGTTGCTGCATGTGAGCTGGCCGTAACAAAGCAACTGCGAGAAGACCGCATCCGTGTTAGTCGGACGCACAAACGGCGTTGGCTTGAACCAAACGTCGCTGTGAGCAACCAACTGCAGGTACTTGGTGTTGAGGAACAGGAACTGACCAGAGGCAGCAGCACCGTCGAAGGTGACGGGGCATCCCTTGAACAGCAGGTTCTGGAACCCGCCGTCAGCCATGTCGGTATCCGTGTACCGAATCTGGCTCTCCAAGAGCGCCTCGTACTTCTCGTACAAAGCCTGCGTGGTGATGCCAATCGTCGGCTGGTCGTTACCAACCGAAATGGTGTTATAGATGTTAGCCATGCTGGCTATAGTGATCGCACCACTCTGATCGACTTCAGTGGACTTCCAGAACGAGTTGCCTGAGCCAGTCGGGTCGATCCCACCAAGGGTCACGCCCGTGCCACCGACAATGAGCGCCAGCCCATTCCAGTCCTTGCCGCTGTTGCCTGATCCGTCAGCCCAGAACATGGTGTTCATGTTCTCGATGATGGTTTCCTGCGTCTGGAAAATCTTGCCTTCCAGCAGGTCGATGATCTGTGCCTCACCGTTGTTTTTGGCTTCCTCGATGCCCGAAATGGTCACCGTGGCCGCATACTGTCCCCAGTCGTACTCAGCGGCAGAAATGCCAGTCTGAGCAGTCGTGTCGATAGCATCCGTGCCGCTGTACGAACCAGCGGTCGAGTTGGTCCCGTAAATGATCGGGACGATGATCTGCGAACCACCACTGATCCGACGAATGGTCTGGCCGTTCGTCAGAGCGTAGAACAGCGGCCTCGCGCTGAAGATGTTATCTGTCAGCTTCGGGACGTAGTTCCTGAGCGTGGTGGAGAGAATCTCATCAAAGTTGCTGTTGCCAGCCATAAGTTTCTCACCCCCCTAAGGGTTGTTAGGTGCCGTGTTGTTTTTTAGCGAGAGCGAAGGCTTCCCTCAACGTAGACGGCTTCCCGTCGGAACCACCCTCCGACACGACGGCCCCCGCTTGGGTGCCGCCCCCGCTAGCCACCTTCGTGGCGTCACGTTTAGCGTCGGTGATCTCCTGGTCCTTCTGGAGTTTCTCAGCCGTGTCGGCCACTTC